ACTTCGACGACCTTGAAAAGCTGTTGCTGAGGGACATCTGGGACGAGATTGATAAGCTTGGCAGGGAAGCCAATGATACGATGGGGTGGTATGGGAAAAAGAACGTCGATGAGATGGTTGCCGAGGAAGCACCTGAGCAGGAATGCACTAACATCCGTGCAACCCTGGACACCTGGCGGAAGCAGAAAGAAGCTGCCGCCACAACCGACACCAAGTCGGCACCTGCTTCAGTGAAATCTATTCTCGATCTAATTGGAGGTGGTTCCGATGAGTAACGATATGGAAAAGATCGCGCAAGTTTTGGCGCAGATCCCAGCACTACTTAGAAATTTGTCCGCAGAGGTTGAAGCCTCTCGGGTGAAGAATACTGAACTGGAAAAGCGTGCTCAAGCTGAAAACCTAGTAGCTGAAATGGAAGATCGTGGTCTTGTTGACACTGGCACATCCCGCCAGGAGAGAGTCGATGCCCTTCTAAATTCGGACAAGGACCTGGGTGTGGTTAAAGAAGCTATGCAGTTCCAGCTAGGGGATCTCTCTGCCGCTGACGTCGCTGACGACATTGCGCAGGGTGATGAGCTTACTAACTTTTTGGTTCAAGGATAAACTAGGAGGAAACAATGGCGTCTATCACTGGAGTATATGCTGATAAAGGCCGTTCTCTTACGCTGCGTTCTTCAATTTTGGACATCCGAACCCGGGATTACTCGCTTGCCAGTACCCGGATTTCGCTTGATCCAGATAATGAAGCTTTCGTAGATGTCGGGGAATGGGTGCTGCATTCGGGTGCCGAGAACATCGACCGCCCACTTAACGATGCAGCTGGTAACCCACTTAGCGCTGTGCTGAGCACACTCGCTGGTAATGCAAATGCCCTGTCCCGGCCGATGTTGGCTTGGACCGAGCGAGGCGGCACAGATGTGCAGGCCCTTGAAAAGGTTCCTTGTATCGCTCAGGGCATCATTGAGTGTGATACGAGAATTTGGTCTGCTGAAGCTGCTATCGCCGAGGGCGAAGAGCTTTGCGTAATGTTTATCGACGGCAGCAATGCTTATTACGCTGCTGGTGGTGGTACTGCTGTAGGCTTCACCGGAATCAAGGGCATCCTGGTTGGCATGAGTACTGTGCTTAGTGGGGCTGTTGCTTTTGGTTGTACTGGTGGTGCCATGTCCGTATGGGTTGTTGGTGTTGCCCTTGAGGCAGCTGCAAATGCAACCCCGTTGATGGTCCAGATTCATAGTGTGCCGTACCTCAAAGCAGTCACAGTGGCCTAAGGAGAGACCAATGGAAAACATGCCTGCAAGCGTGCTTAATGAATTGTTCCTCTCCAAGGCTGATGAGAGCAGTGGCGAAAAAGAGAAGTTGGCTGCGGCCGGTTCCGCCTATGTTCGTGATCGCCTTCGAGAGATGTCGTTTGCCCGGAAGATTTTGCCTTACCGTCCGGTCACAGTTGCAGAGTGCCAGCGCTCTCTGAACCACGACACTGTCTACAAAATCGTCGACATCGAACCCGGTTCCCGGGCAATGTCGATCTCTTTCCGCGGTGAGCCGGATCCCAGCTTGATCAAGGGACGCCGGATGGCTGTTGCTTTCTTCACTGTCAGTTCGCTGAAGTGGGAAGGTTACACCGAAGAACTGCGCACTTACACGTACCCCATTACGGATGTCATCAAGAACAACATTGTGAAGGACATCCAGGAAGTGGAAGACCGTTACTTCCTCATCCACGTTGCATCTTGCATCGACGCTCGCCAGGATATTGCTAACGCAGTAGCCGGTGTCCCGACTGCAACTGCCAATGACAGTGCTTCTGTTGTTGCAGGTACTTGCGCAGAAGATGCAGCTGTTAAGAGTGAACTTGCCCGTATCGCTCCGCAGGCCACCGCTGCTCAGCGAATTCTGGTCAATCCGATCCAGAAGACCGACATTGCCACACTGGCGAAGTTGTTTACTCTGGCCGGTCGTTCCCTGCGTATGTCCAAAGTCCTTATGACTGAGTACACCTACGCAGACTTTGGCCAGCTTACCGCTGCCGACCTGGGCCACGTCCTCACCAAGGACGTCATGGTCAAGGGTTACAAGTACAATACCGTTCTGGGTCACCAGATCCTGACTACCCTCAAGGGTAATCTGCTCGCTGATGGTTTCGTGTATGGCTTCACCGATCCTGACTTCTTCGGTAAGGCATTCATCCTCGATAACGTGAAGTTCTACGTTAAGAAGGAAGCCCGAACCATTTCTTTCTGGGCATGGGAAAATATCGGTATGGGCCTCGCCAACATCGCCGCTGTGAATCGCCTGGAGCTGTACTCCGGTGACACACGTACCGCTGGTGGTGCCACGATTCGTGCACTGACTGCTCCTGCTGCTGAGACTGCTCTCGGCGCTGTGAACAACCAGATGGCGGATGGGTATACTTACCCAGGTCTCGTGACGTACTAAGCAGTACCTTTAGTCCCCGGGAGCCTCACTTCTTTCGGAGTGGGGCTCTCCTAGAGATGTACTTCATTTCGTCAATACCGTTGGAGGACCCTATGGCGGTCGAATACAGAATACAAGTTGCTAAATCTACAGGTAAGATCTGGAATGTAGCTAAACAAAAGCATCCCGAACTTCGACGCATTTTCGATTCGGGCGTGCTGAAGATTGGGCCTTTCAAGTTGCGCACGGGCCAAACCTTTACCCTCCCCGGGTACATTGTCGAGCAGCATATATCAGTCATTAATAAAGCGCTCGACGCTGGCTTGATCCTGGACCTCGATGCTATCGACAAGGACGGAGCCGATGTTGTTGGTGAAAACCTCGAAGCAGCTGTTGAGGAAGTAGTTGAAGAAGTTGCGGAACCCGAAGAAATTATTAAAGAAGTTGTACCTGAGCCGGAACCGGAACCAGAGCCTGCCCCAGAAAAGGAAGCAGCTCCTGAGCCCAAACCTGCTCCGCCTATGCCTCTCAAGAAGGCCTCCAAAAAGAAGAAGAAGGGGAAGAAATAATGCCTCGTATCTGGAATCTCACTGACTTTAGCGTGCCTCTACCGAATGTCGGTAAAGTAGCTGCCCGAGGGACTGTGGTAGTGCCGACGATTACTTCGCAGGTACAGCACATGCTGGATGTTGGATTCTTCTCACTTGAAGATCCTTCACCACCGCTGCCAGTAGAGCCAAAGATTTCCGTGCCTGTGGGTATTATGGAAGTTGAGGTAACTCCTGGAAAAGACAGGCTTTTCGGTACCGAAGATGACGTAGTTGTCATCAAGAAACCTAAGCGGAAGAAGAAAGCACCAAAGAAGGTCAAGAAGGGTGATGATTAATGGCAACCCGGTTAGAGCAGCTGGTGGAGATAGTGCGTTCCTATCTACGTGATTACCCGGAACTTAATCGGTTGATCAATGGGATGGAGAGTAGTAAGCGTTCTATTGCCACCGCCATTCTTGACGCTGTGGAAGACTTTAATACGTCCTCTCCGTTGGCGGCGGTTGCGGTGGAATCCTTTCCGTCGACCTCTTTGCTTCGCATCGGGGCTGTGAAGTATTTGCTGGAATCGCTATCTCTTCTGCAAGCTAGGAATCACACCACGTATTCCGATGGCCAGGGTGTGCAGATCAATGAATCTGACAAAGCCCCCATCTATACGAACCTCGCCCAGAAGCTGGAAAGCGAATGGGAACGGAAGAAGGCGAAACTCATCACCAGAATGAACATCGCTAATAGCATGGGTGGTGGTGTTACGAGCGACTTCTACTCGTACAACACCCTTGGGGAGATTGATAACTAATGCCCACTGCTGCCACAGTAGCTGTAACTAGTGACGCAAAAGAGGTTCACACCTTAACCATCGCTAATGGTGCTGCAGATACCTTTGCCATTCCCTACGCCAACATGTACCGCAACGTGGTAGTTCAGGCCCTAACGGGTAACGCTGGGGATACGTACACCCTGCAAGCATCTGTAGATGCAGGTACTTATGTGACCGTAGGGGAGACAGTGACGGGTACCGTCCCTGCGACCAGCCTCACCGGGCAGGGGATTGTATGGTACACCAAAGGCATCCCAATGCATTTCAACCTGGTATACGTCAATGCCGGTCCTAACCCTGCTACAGTAGTTATTCGTCTAGATAAGAGTATTTTCCAGGGTAGCCGGACGAGGAGTCTATAATGCCCACAGCCGCTACAGTAGCAGTGTCTACGGTCGCTAAGGAGCTCGTCACCGTGACGCTCCCGGATAATACCACGGCAACTTACGATATTCCCTACTCGAATATGTACCGCAATGCTGTAGTGCAGGTGCTCACTGGTAACGCCGGAGATACATATACTCTTGAAGCGTCCGCCAATGCAGTAGTCTATGCAACTGTGGGAGAGACGGTAACGGGTACCGTCCCAACACCCAGCCTCACGGGAAATGGGATGATCTGGTACACGAAGGATACGCCTCTGCACCTCCGCATTAGCTACGTTACAGGTGTTGGTGTAGACACTACAATTGCTATTCGCCTGGAGGGAAGTATCTTCCAGGGCTCGCGTACACGGAGTCTCTAATGACTGACGAATTCCTTGCCATGCTCTCCCGGAAGGATGATGCTCTCGAAAAGATTGCATCCCCCTTCGACTTTGTACATCTTAAGCAAGCTGCTATGGATGCTGGGCAAGAGATTGGTACGCCCACCAATCCGGAAGCTGCCGAGCAAAGTACTCCAGATACCGTTGCGCAGGCTGCCGGGCAATCCGAAGATCCCATGTTGGCAAAGAAGCAGAAGAAGGATGCCCTTATGCAGGTCATCGCCAACCTGCAGAAATCTCCGGTGACTTCCCTATTCCTTCAGAACCCTGCACCTAACATGGATCAGGAACAGCAGGTAGGCGCTCCCGCAGCAAACCCCCAACAGGGTGCGCAGCAGCAAGGAGCAACGAAAACCGCAGCTGCTATGAAGCGCTTCAAATTCCAGCAGCGCCTGGGTGCTGGTGGTAAACTTCCTGCTGTTGGTAAAGATCCAGCGGTGGGTAGAAGTGCAAAGCAGATAGTATCTTCCAAGCAGTTGCCTAAGAAGTTGCTGAAGCTGAAGCCTAAGAAGGTTTCTTTCAAGGTTCCAAAGATTCCAGCAGTACCGGCTAAAGTAGAGATGAACATGAAGGTCCCGACCAGGGGCGTTATAAAAGACAAAGTGTAGGAGTAGACAATGGATCCTCTTTCCCAATTTCTGCAGGATAGTAGCTCCGAAGAGATGACCTCCATGGACCGTACTGTGAAGTTGGCAACGGCCGTAGGGAACATGAATCACGAGGAGCTGCTGGAAACTCTAGATACCCTCAATGGTCAGGAACAGCCTGCTCCCCAGGAATTCCCCGGGAACCTTTCTCTGGAGAAGGTGGCGTTCATTGCTAGCGTTGGTGCTGGCAGGCGCATTGCACCGGAGATGATTAAAGAGGCTGGTATCTGGAAATACATTCTTAAGGGTGCAAAGCAGCTGGGCCGCTTCATTAAAGGCAAGAGCAGCAAGGGCGTTCCCTTTAAGCGTACCGAGGCCCTGGGCGGCTTCAAGAAGAAGATCATAGATGATTACGGTGCGGGTGCAAGCAAGGCACTCACTCCTGGCGAAGGCTTCGTCCCTAGTGCACAGCGTGCGGCGCTCGGTGTGGCAAAAGTTGTCCGCGACAATCCCGGGATCCCGGTAGCAGCTGGAGCAGCAGCTGGGACAGGACTCGCTGGTGTTGGTGGTCTCAAGGGGCTGAAGTGGTTGTTTGGCAGCGGCTCCAACAGCAACACCAACACCGTCAACAACTACCGATAATGGAATGGCAGGTAGGAACGTAAGATGCTTGAAGTCGTCAATTTCCGGGTACGGACCTTCACCGTCGAACATCTCGACCTGTACTGGGAAATAGTTCCCACCTCCGAAGATCCTTTCGACTACGACTTCTACGTTGAACGCAGCGACCACGAACATAGTGGTTACAAAAGAATCGCCGGGCCCTTCTCCGATAAGTATCACTTCCAGGACACTACCTTAAAGGGTATCAGCTCCCACTACCGGCAATGGTTCTACCGCCTCCAGGTAGTGGATAAGAAACGTGGAGACGATCTCTACTTTCCCGGGCAAGGCGGAGTAACCCTTAGAGCTGACCCGGATCTTATTGCCCTGGAAGCCGCCAGGAATACACAGATCCGTCTACAGGAATTTATTGGTCGGTTGGTTTGGGTCTTCCCCATCCGAACTTTTGGACAATACTGCACCTGCGTAGACTCGATCACTCAACGGAAGACTGCGTCCAATTGCTTGGTCTGCTACGACACGAAGTATGTCGGTGGGTACCACCAGCCAATCGAGTTGATGATGCAGATCATCATGCCGCCGGAGGCTACAACCACTGCGGACATGGGAGAGATCCAGAACATCAATGCCACCGGTCGTTTGTCAAATTACCCGGAGGTCCACCCCCGTTGGATGGTTGTTGATTCCGAAAATACCCGCTGGCGGATTGGTGAGGGTATCCGGCGTATAGAGAAAGGACGTGCACTGGTACGACAAGATTTTCCGCTCCATGCAGTACCGAAGCAGGACATTGAGTACAGACTGCCAGTGAATCTTACCGATGCTGAGAAGCTGGCTTTGTTCTCCGGTCCTCGTAGGCTCTTTACAAATCCACAAGATGTCGGCGAGGATACAGACCCGATGTGGGATGCAGCTAGAGGAGTGTACAGAGCGTAATGCGTAGAACCAAACTAGCTTTCAAGCGTTTTCACGGTGGGCCCGTAGGTTCCGGGGCTCCGCAAGCTAAAGTTAACATGCAGGATCCAAAGAAACTCAACAAGGATCCGATGCAGGCACCAACCGGTGTAGGCGCAAGCCAAGAGTTGCAAGCTCCTCAGGGAGACAACAAGTATGTAGCTAGAGGTCTCGGGTCTTATAATCGCGTTATGAAGAAAGCACCTGCACCAGCACCAACAGGAAAACTGGTTACTGCGTCTGTCCATTCTCTTAACAAAGTTGCGTTCTCGCCGCTTAAAACCGGAGCACACTTTGGGCAGCGGATAGGAAACTACTTGTCGTCCAAGTTTCTCTTTCCCCGACTTCGCAAGAAGTTGGATGCCCTGTCACCAAATAAACGGACTCTAGCTTTGTTGACTGCTGGCCTGGGTGCCGCAGGAGTTACTGCGGGTGGTCTTTACATGATGCATAAGGGCCGGAAGCAAATGGAAGCCAAGAAGAAAGAGAAAGAAAAGAATGACTAGCCTGATAACCCCATACCATCCTTTCAAGGACCCCATCCCCGACGTTATGCAGCTGGCTGTGCGGGCGTGGGTATCCTGGTTAAAGTCGATCTTTGGGGCTCGTCCACCAGGTAGCTATAAATGGTCCCCCGACCAGTCTGCTACAGACATCGTGATTGTAGACCAGGGACCGATACAGCTTGAATCACCAAACCTCCGCCCCTCCATTATTACGATGATGGGTGCCAGTACCTGGGCGGGGCAAGGTATGACTACGATGCTGACGCTGGATAATCTTGCCGATGGGGTGCCCATCACTTATCAGGGACTAATAAATGCGGCGTTCTCCATTAACTTCATCGCCAAGGAAGGTGCTGAAGCCCGGAAAATTGCCTACTACGTATTCCGGTTGTTGCCGGTTTTCGAGAAAGTTTTACAGAAAATGGGGCTACATGGTGTAGTCAATAATCTGGTTCTAGGGCAGGAAACCTCACCGGGAGCGCTGGTGCAGGGGTCTTCTATGTCTGAATGGAAGATGGTGCCGCTACAGGCTCCATTCTTCATTAAGGACACGCTCAGTATGGATAGTTCGGGCGAGGACTCTTTTCAACCGATGATCCAGTATATTACAATGCGCATGACAACGATGTTGAACGGAGGGAGTTAAATCATGGCTTCTATTATACAACCAGGGATTCAAATTCAGCAGACGCTGGCGACAGTTACGCCAACCATCTATAGCCCGACGTTCCCAGCCTGCATTGTCGGTCCTTGCTACCAGATCGTGGAGATCCAGGCAGCTAGCGGTGCAGTTAATGCTTCCGCTAACTTGACTCTCCCGCCAATTATCATCAATACCGCAGGGGTTGCTGCTTCTACGTACGCCGTAGGCGGCCTCTCGGTGACAGTGGATGTGTCAGGGACAGTGCGCACGTATACCTTCGGCGGAGCAGCGGCGGCGGTATTGCCGATTGCTACGGTAGTTTCCAAGTTGAACGAAGGTTTTGCCTCGTACCTAGTGTGGGATTACATTGGCAACAGGATTCGGGTCCGTACTGTCGGCACCGGTGCTACTGCTACCATGATGTTTACCACAGCGGGTACTGCGCACTCAGTCTTGGGCTTCTTGGAGTTTGAGAACCTCAAGTACTACGGGAGTGGGGATTACGACAGCAACCCCATTGCCTTCCCGTATAAGTCTTTGCCGGATCCTCGGGGGATTATCGACTACCTGGTCTTTGACGATGATGATATCGATATTGCGCGGGTATGGGCCGGTGTACCTATCCTGCTGAGCAGCGAATCTTGTATTAACCGGAACCGTTACCAGCGATTAGGTGTGGTAGCTGATGGCGGAAACGGTGCAGGTAAAGCAGCAAAGACCTATTCCAGCCAGGGTGGTCGGGAGTTCTATTTCCTCTCGGGCCATGTGCGGGATGTTGGGGACACTGTCAACCTGGTGGGTGCGCAACCGTTATGGAACGCAACCCCACTTACAGGCAATAAAGTGGATCTCAACGCAGTTCCTAATAACCAACTGCTGCACCCTGTGGCAGATGGTACTTCCACAACCAACCAGCTCCAGCAGACCGGACGACATGCGTATGTTGATGTCCAGCTTTCCGATGATGGTGTGACAACTACAGCGTCCTACCACTTTGAGGCACATGGTTTTCAGGCGTGGCTCGAAGACCAAACACTTAACCCCGGGCAGGCACGTTATGTCTTTGGGAACGAGGTGTACGTTTCGTTTACTAGCCCAGACCTGGATGGGGCCGGGGATCCTGTCCTGGCCGATGGGGTTATTTCAGCGGGGGATCAACTAGACAGTATCACAGTCAATGGTGGTGGTGGGTTTGTAGTCGCGCATGAAAATCGGTACGTCTTCTTGGAAGCAGGAACCGACGGAGGTCCTGTAACGTATGATACTTGGTACATCATCGATAGTACCGCGGCAGGCACTGCAACATTGACCGACCTAGCGGGCGGAGCTGTGGTGCTAACCGCCGCTACGAGCATCAATTTCACCATATCCTCCGGCCTATTTACACTTCCGAACGTGGCAGCGCCGGTCAATGCTGCTGGGGAAGTCCATATAGCAATCGAGTACTGTCCAGGTGTAGCTGCAGACTGGGATGTGACTCCTTCGTTCGTACAGGCGGCTGCCCTCCACACAGCGCTCGGTGCCAACACCAACGTAGAGCCTTGGTTGGGTGCTAGCACTACAGTGGGCGCTTCCACCATCAGTTACTTGTCTGGGGCAACTACAGCTCTCCTAGCTGACCAGCTGGACGGTAAAACGTACTACATGAGTTTTGGTGCAGACCCCTCGGACCTGGATACTACTGCTACAGGCTTCCCGACCATCACTGGGGAAAGTCCTCTTACAGCAGGTACTCTAGCCGCAATTGAGGGTAAGACCTTGACTATGCGGATTAATGGCGGAGTGACGGCGTCGCATACGTTTACTGCTGTCGACACCGGCGGTCTTGTAGCATTCGTGGCAGCGCTTAATACCAATCTTGCTTCGGTTCTTGCTGGCGCAGCAGTTACTCCGTTCTCTGATCGTCCTATTTCTGACTGGTGCACGGGGACAGAGTATTACAGTGGAGGTACTGCTTCGGTAAACGGTGCTACCTTGACTATCACTGGGGTAAGCGACGCGGTGTTTACTGCAGCAGGTACTGACCACAATACTGCTCAGATGTCGG